GTTGCGAAATCTGCCATTTGAGATTCCACAACATCTTTTTCAGGCTCATTTAATGGCATTCTCAAAAGACCGGTTGGAGGTCCAGTCTGCTTATTTTCAGTCGCCTGGCGATTAAGGGCTGCACGCGCTATCTCTTCATTTAAATTAGGTTCCTGTGGGGGGATTGCTGACATGATAGTGTCTACACTCGGATCATATGTCATGACACCAGCCATTATTGAATTTTAGATGGAAATTAAGTAGAGCCGGCTACCGCGACTTTTTTACTACAACCGTCTCGCCTCGCCGTTTTGGTCCAGCTACAGCTCCCTGAGGTCCACTCGCAGCATGTGGGCTATAGAAACGCTGGTGATATTGCCAGAAGGATGGACCGCCTACTCTGAAGTTTTTACGGATAGGTGCTTTGTACCAGAACACACAGTCTGAAATCTTATTACTCTTTGATGTGTTGTCGAGGACCATACACTCGTAATTCTCTGTACATGCATCCATAACCTGACAAAACTGGTCAAAAGTTGGGAAAACCCCGAAAAAGGCTTTGTAAAGGTTTTCACGGTTCTGCCTGACGTTATCACGTAGCGCAAAAACATAGTCAACGTTTGTTCGCACGTAAGGAAGCATGTCCATGCAGTACTGGGTCGTGAGCATGAAAAAGATGTTCCAGTGGCGACCATTCATGAAAAGCCGGCGCATACAGTCATCTCTCATAAAGGCTTTGTCGTACATGCAATCGTCCATGAGCAGAAAAACTGAGGGAGCTTTATCCTTCCCGAGACTCTTGACGAGTCGATGCTGTCTCTCGAGTAGCTTTTCAACCGCATCTCGTCTGTATTCACCGTACACAAACAGATCTGGAATAAACTGTTTATAGTGTCCGTTTCCATCCTCAGTTCCAGACATGGCGATGCCCGCAGGGATGTGCTTTTTGTGCCAGAGAATATCTGTGACGAGAGTTGATTTACCTGTACCACGCTTTCCTATGAAAACACACACCTTGTCGTCGCCGATTTTTGACGGATCAAATCGCCTGAGTTGTAACTGACTCATCCTGAATTATGCGATCAAAATTCAGGGTGGGCTGGGGCGCGTTTGGGCGCAAAATAAGTTCTGCGAACTTAGTAGGAATGTCAGCTGGTTATATCCAGTTGGCAGCAATTGGGCAACAGGATGCATATCTAACAGGATCGCCCCAAGTGACGTACTTTTCAGGGGTTTATAAGCGCCATACCCCTTTTGTGCTCGAAGCCTATGATATTCCATTTCAAAATCAGGAAGTTGTCTATGGTCAAAACAATATTTGTAGAATTCCTCCCAAAGGAGACCTCATACGAGCGCTCACTCTTAAAGTCGATTTACCAGCACTTTTTGATCCAGGAACTTTTTGGGCGTGGGACATAGTTGCATCGGTAACGACCGCTCCTCACATACTCATTAACGGGACATACTTCAGTCTCCCGTATCAGGGCATCACATATTATTCAACTTATAATCAGTCATCATGGGTTTCTGCAACACTTGCAAGTTTTGTAAGTTATTCAAATGCAACAAACCAATTTATTTTTTCAAATTGCGCAACGCTCGAGGTGGATCAGAATGGAGGAGTATTTTGGGGGCTCGATCCAAAGGTGGGAGCTGTTTCACCCACAAATTCTTCCAATTTGATCTACATTGTAGGAACCTCACTGTCGAATGCCTCCGCCAATAGTATCGCAACATCAAATCTGTCTGCAAACTATATTTCAAATGTAGTTTCTACGCGTTCATCGGATTTCACACTTCAGCAAGCTGGCTGGATTCAAAGTACGGGGTTGCCACTGGTGAATACACGCACCAGTATTTTTTTGAGTCTTCCCGCGGGACAGACCTATTCTATAACAGGAGCTACTCAGAGTTTTCTAAATTTTTACAATTGGACAAACCAGGATACGGTTTCAACATATGCCGTCACTACCAACGGTCGACTCAAGTTTACGAATACGGGTTTTTATATAGTCCGTGCAGGATTTTCACTTGGAACAGGATCAGTCCTCAATATTGCATATGGTTCAGATCCGAATGAAAGCATCTATCCAAACGGAATCCCAATTGTGCCTCAATTTGCTTACTCATGCGATTTCCGTGTTTCGCCAGACCCATCCATGCCTCTTTTGATGCCTCTGGTCGTAGCAAGCACGGCAAATACATACTATTTTTACGCGACTACAACTTCGATCGTAACCCAGTTCACACCAGGAACATACCTAACAGTCACCCCTGTCGATGACTTGTATATGTTTAATATGAATACGCCAGTAACAAGCAATATAGTTCCATTTTTTGGAAATATTGTGCCACCCCAAAACACAACCGTGACCCTTGGGTCTGATCATTCCATGACATTTAGTTCTACAGGGACATGGTTACTGTCCGGTGTCATCTATCTTCAACAGGCACCCCAAAATTATGTGGCTAATGTTTCCGTGTGGAACACGGGATCAGCAACCCCGGATTACGCTTACACAACCCTAAGTCTCCAGGGACGCGACCCTACAATCGCGTTCAGTATGCCTATCGTGGTCACAAGTACGAGTCAGAAGTACTACACAAACGTGTACTCTGATTCAGCTATAACCATTCTAAACACATCTTATTATTCAATTACTCAACTAGGAGCTCAGACATATACAGGGTACGAGACCGTGCTTTCCAATAACGGCATTTTGCTCAAGCCTTCAACCGAAGTTCAAACCATAGGACCGGATACCCCATTTAATTTTAAAACAAATTTCAGTCTCCCGGCAGGAACGAATTCCACACTTATATCAGTGAATCAGACGACAGGAAATCTTCAATTTTCAAACATTGCCACGTATATGTTAACGGCGGTACTGTCGTCATCAGATAACGTGAAGAGTATCACGTTCGGGACAAACACGTACAATTTTGACATAGGCGGTCTTTTCCCTCAATATACTGTGACGGTTCCATATCGCGTGACTCAGACTGCTACAGATATTCCCATAACTATAACAACCGATCAAGCGGGTTCAACGACAAGTATATTTTCAAACACGTACATCTCAGTTTATCCCGTCGCTTCAAACGTTATTCCATCCGTCAGTTATAATTATTACGACTCGGTCGGGACCTGGCTTGTGAACCGTGCAGAGTTGATCATCGGTGGGCAGACGATTCAGACTCTTACAGGAGAATTTATCGAAATTTATAATGATCTGTATGTTACCTATGAAAACCAGCCAGGACTCAAGTTGCTCACAGGTAAATACGATACAAGCTCACAGATTTATCCACCAGGTCGAACCTATTTCGTAAACCTTCCTTTTTATTTTTTTCAAAATGCCGGACTTTACTTGCCACTTGTATCCCTTGATCGTCAAGATGTCGAGATTCACGTCACGTTCAGAAACCTACAAGATTTGACAGCCGTGAATACGTCGAGTATAACGACACCACTTACTGCAACAATCATCACCGAATATGTCTACTTGGCAGAACCTGAAATCAACTGGTTCAAAAAATCCCAAATTGATTATTTAGTTCAGCAGTGTCAATATCAAGAGTTTGATCTGGCAGCTCAATTTACAACGGCAATTTTCAACCTGGAATTTATCAATCCAATTCGTGAACTCTTTTTTATAGTACAATTGAGTGGAACCACACCTTATGAGTATTCTGACCTAAACAGCCTGGCTATGAATTTTAATGCATCGGAGGCATTCACCGCTGACGTGACGGATGCACTCTATCTTAATTCATTAGAACCTTTCGAACACTATCCAAATTATCCAACCAGACAATTTTACATGTACTCCTTCACAAATCAGGCGAATACACCTCGACCCTACGGTCAAGTCAATTTCAGTCGTATTCGTGACATTTTTCTTCAAGTCAATACCAACGCTTATTCGAGTCCAAAACAATTGCGAGTCATAGGAATAAACTATAATATTTTAAGAATCAAAGACGGTATTGCCGGACTCATGTTCAACTCGAACGATTTTTAGTCAGTTTCGCTACGCGACTGGTTTTTTAATCCTTGAATGTACTAGAGATGGCAGGAAGAGCCAGTTTGTCCTACCTCGGACAAGAGGATATTTATTTGAGTTCAGACCCGGAGGTGACATATTTTGTTGAAAAATATGTGGGGCAGACCCTTTTTTCTTCGAGAGTCATCAGGGTTCAATTTCCAGCTGATAACACGGTCATTTTTGGAGCTGAGAAGACTCTCGTACTCCCCAGAGCCGGTGATCTCATCACAAACATGTACCTCAAGGTTTTCCCACCTTCACTGGGTTCCGATGTTCAAGTTCTTGACTCGGTCGGGACTCTTATGATTGAGTATGTGGAACTGTATATAGGGTCTGAACTTGTCGAGAGAATTTACGGAGAATACCTTGAACTCAAGTTTGATTTGACAGTTTCGACAGGGAAACAGAAAGCACTCCAGAATCTCATTGGAAAATATCTCATCCAACCAGTTCCTGTAAACGCTGGTTACACGATTCCTCTACCATTTTACGTCTTCAGACGAGGTCTTCCGCTTTGCGCATTCAAAGAGGATGTGATATTTAAAATCGTATGGAATCCCTCGACAGTATTCACGTACCCATCGGTGAATATAGTAGCTCCATTTTATGCTTACCTGGACACGGAATATACGTATATTTCTGATCAGGAAATCGCTCATATCAAGTCGAAACCTCAAATTTATCCTATAGAACAGGTCCAGCGTCAAGAGTTTTTTGCACCTCAGGGCGTTAATCAGATCCAGTGTCTTGGAGAGTTTTTAAACCCAATAAAGCAATTTTATTTCGTTTTTCAGAATGATTCGGCACTAGGGTATGATTATACGACCAACGGCACATACATGTCAAATGGAACGACATTCGAACAGCTCAGCCAGCTCGTGCTTAATTTTAATACGACTGAACGTATATCCAAGGATGTGGGTCTGCCCGTCTTTCTTCGCGTGATTCAGCCGCTCGAGTACCATACCCGTATTCCGAGTAGAATTTTTTACATGTATTCGTTCAGTCTCGATCCCGAACTTTATGATGACCCATCAGGAGCCGTGAACATGTCCCAGATCAAGAATCAAATTTTCCAGTTCACCCTGAACTCCAGCGCAGCGAACAGGTACATACGAATTTATGGAATAAATTACAATTTTCTCGAGGTGAAAGATTCATCAGCCCGCGTGGTTTTCTCAAACTTTCACTAGTTAAAACTAATTTTGGTTTAAAATTCAAAATGGAGGACGCTGCTATAGATATCATGATACCTGTTCTCGAGTCGGCGACTGTCCTTGCAGCTCACTATGCCAAAGCTTGTGGACGTGACGTCATTCTTGCGGAGGATATGCGGTTGGGACTCATGTACTCAGCCCGGAACGTCACGGGCAAGCAGATTGGTCCTATTTATCCTGAAGTTTGGGACGAGTCGGACGATGAAGAGGAGGAGGAATCAGAAACTGATTCCGGTGACGAAGAGGACCCAGAGTGGGTCAGGTACGAAGGACAGGACGACATGGCAAATAAGATGAACGAGTGTGCGGACACATGGGACGCGTGGGAACCTGAGACTCCAGCAGAACGTGCGTTGAAATCCGCTGTAGACAAACAGAGAGAAAATTAGATGGACTCAGAGGAAGAAGAGCTTGAGCCAAAGGTGAAATACTCCTTCATAGTCTACGAGGAAGACTATGAGGAAGAAATTGAAGACGACCAGGGTGAAGTCCAGCCTTGGGACCCGACCGATATTTTTTTTCGCATCAAATAGTAAATGTCTGGTCTTCTGTCAAGCGTCGCTCTTCAGCTGGAGTCTCAGTCCCTGAACTCCATCGTCGCCGGTTTCTC